TCAGCAGTTCTTTCACCTGTCCCTTGCTTCATGCTTGGGGGTTTAGGTGTTAAAAGATATGCAACAACACTTAAGGCAACACCTACAGCTACTTGACCTAAAACAGTTAAACCAACTACCTTTGCTCCTTCATAAACAAAAAAAGCAGTTCCAGCCTGTATATCAGGAACTAAACCGTAAGCCTCTGGTCTTTCTTTTACTTTTGCTGCAACACCTTCTAAAAATTGAAAATATTCGTCTTCTGTTATTCCAAGGAGATTACAGAGATCGGCTTCCGTTGGAAGTAACACCCTGCGAGTGAAAGGGCTTCTAGCGGAGACCAAATCACCACCTGGCTTTCTAATGTTCTTCGGTAACTCAGCCATCCGTCCTCGTAATAAGCAGCCATACCATAGGAATCATCTTCGCTATGACATAAACCAATTGTTCCTAGTTTAGGGGGTGATTCAACTCCCCACCGATTTAATTCTTCAAAAAAGATACTATAGTCTTTTCTTTTTAATCTTCGATACCAATCACGCTTTGGTTCAGGAGATGCTATTCCATAATGTTTTAAAACAGTTCTGCATAAAGATAAACAATCACCAGTGCCGTGTTTTACAGGATCAGACCCTAAACGATATTCAAGTCCTATTAATTCATAAGGCTTCAAAGATTTTGTAATTGACCTGTTAAAGGAAGATGAGCACACCTTCTCTTGGTCAAAGTTTGCTGCGGAGCATTTGCACCAACAGCATCAATAGCAGAACTTAATAACAGTTCAATTGATTCTGGATCGTATCTCATTCCAGCAGCCAACCAATATTCACCAGTTAATCTGCCTCCATTTTTGGCAGCAGTGTCTTTATTAAAATCAGCAGTCATTAAAAAAGTTTCCACCTGTATGTAATATTTTTGCTCTACAAAATCTTTCACATAAGACATACTCAAAGGATTATTAGCAAGGATGATTGAGGCTTCTAAATTATCTCCTGATCTATTCATTGCTGCTCCTTGATAAATAAAAGACAAGAAAGAGTGTCCGTCTACAACAGTATGTTTTCCGTTTTGGAATTTATGTTCTACTGTTCCATCTTTTTTCTTGACGGTAACAAAAGCAGTTAAGGCAACAACAGTCATTACATTCCCAACCTCGATCTAGCACTTCTACTATTCCTTAGTGTAGATAAAGTTCTATTTTCTCCAGCTCTAGCACCTTGAGATGTAGCAGTTGCAATAATTTGTCCTACAGCAGACTTAGGAACAAACTCTTCAGAGTTGAAGTTCAATATAGGGCCAGAGTAATTAACAGTCGTAGATCCTCCTGCACCACCACCTGCATGAGACGAACCAGTGCCAGGAATCACAGCTTCACCTCTAGCACCTGCTGAATAGCGTTGCATGCTTGCAGCCATCTTAGAGGCAGGAATTATGTATTCATCTTCTCCAGCCTCTCCTACAAGTCCTAGAGTTGGTCTTGTAGCCATACCTCCTGACGCAAATGGTTTGATTCCATTTGCAACATGCCCACCTTCTGCAAGTCCAAAAGCACTAAAAACTGCCTTTTGTATTAATAAAGATCCAATTTGTTTTAATATCCCTGCAAGTGATTCGCCTAAAGATTTTGTTCCGTCTATTAATCCCATAATTGCTCCATGAACTCCGTCAGCCATTATTCCTTTTATTTCTGTCCAAGTTTGTTTTAATTTTTTTGCTGACTCATTTGCTTTATTTGTTCCCTCTTCAGTAGTTTTTCCTTTCCCCTTCCCTGAATCTCCTTCTGATCCCACTTCTGTAACTCTTACTTTGTATTCTATGGTCGGAATAACTGCATCAGGATCTATCCCAAATAATCTCTTAGCCCAATCTGGCAAATTATTTTGAATATCAATAAAAGCATTTTGGAAAGCAATTACAAGATTTTGTCCAAATAATCTTGCACTTTCCATTGACCTTTGAATAGTCTTTTCAAGATTTAAAAATGAATTACTCCATCCTTCTGAAAATCTTTGAATCAATTTAATTTGTTTTATTCCTAAAGCTTCTCCAATAGCAGAACCAATTCCTTTGACAGCTTCAAAAACAAGACGGAAAGGAGCCAAAGTTAGTTTTACTGCAGCCCCAATCAACTCAACAGCAGCCGCAACACCATACAAAGTAAATTTAAGGGCTTCGCCTAATTCTGTTTGATTCCCAAATACATTCTTAAATGCACTCCCAATCCTAGTTAAAGCACCTGCCAATGTGTCCTGTGCCGTAAAAGCTGCGTCTGCTGCTCTTCCTTGTGAATTAACTTGATTTTCTATTAACTTATTTAATTTTTCTGTGTCTTGTATTGCTACCTGGATACCTTTAAACGCTTCAATTCCAAAAGCTTCTTGTAATTCACCCGTACTAAATTCTTCTAATTTTGCAAGTGCCCCAGCAAGACCTTCAGTTCTTAAAGTTGCTTCATTTAATTCAATTCCTAATTTCTTACCAGCTTGTCCACTTGATATTTTTGCAAGTGCAGAGTTTAAACCAGTAAATGCCGTTTCTATATTTGTACCTGCTGCTGTTGATTGAGCAAGAACAGCATTAACTTCTTCTAATCGAATCCCTAAACCTGCTGCTGTCGTTGCAACTTTACCTATGTTGTTTGAATACTGACCAATAGTAATAATACCGTCAGCCTGTGTTTGAGCAAACTTATCCATCAAAGCTGCTGCGTCTTTAGCTTCTAATCCATAAGCGTTTAATACTTTTACAGCAGCCCCTCCAGACGTGTTTATATCAGTAAAACCACCAGTAGCACCAAGACTTGCTGCTTTTAATATCATTGCTGCATCAGCCGCATCAGTAAAACCAGCAGAAGCTACGTCATAAGCAGCCCCAGTTAATTCAGCGACACTTGCAGCTCCATTTAATTCAATTGTTAGTTGTCTTAAATTCTTATTTAACGCCTCAGAATCACCTCCTAAAGTTTCAAATTTTGCAGAAGCAAAATCAAGTGCTTTTATCTCATTAAACGCTGCTCCCACACCTGCTACTCCTGCTGTGAAGGCAAGCAAAGGTGCAACTGTGCTTTTAATGGCAACGTCTAAAGCTTTAACTCCTACTGCTGCAACTTTCGACTTGGCTCCTACTCCTAATGCTGCATTGCCGAATAAACCTAATTTCTGTGACCCTGCTGCTGCCTTCCCTGCTAATTTGTCAAATGCTTTTTCAGTTGTTTTTGCCGCAGCCGCAGTCCTTTTTAACTTTGCTGGTGTTCCAAAGTCTTCAAGCTTAATTCCAACCGTTGAAATTAACGAGGCCACATTTCGACTTTCTGTTATATGTAGATATTAGCGGTACTTTGCCCTTCTCATCTCTTTTTCTTGTTCTTCATTTAAAAAGTCAAAATAAACCGACCAAAGAATCAACTCTTCTTGTGTAATTTTCTGATTTAACTCCTGCAATGTATAGCCAAGCTCTTTAGCTACTCCGAATTTAAGCAATAAAAAAGTATCTTTTCTCAGTTCTTCTTTTAGCCTTTTGGGTCAAGATCATCACCCTCATTTCTATCTGGCAAGATTGCCATCATTACTTTATCCATAATTTCAGCAGTCACTTCATGTCTCATTTCATCAATTTGTCCAGCAGCAAACATTCTTCTTCCATCTTCAAATAATGCTTTAGCAATAAATAAACGAAGAGCAAAGGCGTTCATATCATTATTCGTTCCTTTCATGGCTTGCTCCCTTTCTGCCATCGTTAAAGGAGTACACCAGAACTCGAAATCTGTCCCATCTGTAAGTCTTACAACTTTTTTTTCTTGAACTAAATTAGATGCTTTTTTAAGTCTTTCTAATGGACTTAATTTTGTTTTTGCCGTTGGCATAAAAAATAATTCTGTTTGCATAAATTATATCAATAACAATAAAGGCCAGCCATACGGCTAGCCCTTATTTCTATCTGCCAAGATCATGTGAATTAATCTTGTCTTGTCGTAATGACTTGTAGTTCCTGCTAACTGTCGTAATTTCCTGTTTGGCAAATAACGCAAAAAGGAAGCAAAACCCTGTCCGGGCTTAGGACTTCGATAAACAAACAAAGACCCAATTGCTTTTAACACTCTTATGAAGAAGTGCTTAAGTCGAAAGTTGGTGCATTGTTAGGTCTAAAAGCAACCTCAACCATTTGTGCATCATCTGGATTAACAGTAAAACTTGCAGAAAGCAAAACAGCATCCATTGAAATACTTCTGCTTAATGCTTCTGTTCCTTGCTTGTCTTGATAAAGCCTAAACGCTGCTCCTACTTGCTGACGTTGCAAAACATCTTCTACAAGTCTGTTAGATAAAGCAGCATCTTCGTCAGTAACGTAAACACTTGCACTACCTGATCCATCAGCAAAACCAGAAATGTAAGTTTTAAATGGTGCGTACTGACCAACTGTTTGACCAATTGTTGTTACGTCAATTTCACTTCTTGTCACTTCAAAAGACCAAGATTGAACCTGACCAACTGAAGCATAATCGTTGTAATAAACCTCAAATTCATTAGGAGCTGCGGCTGTTCCTACATCAGTCAGGTTTACAGCAGAACCACCGTTGGTAGCTGAAACAGTTAATGCTCCAGAACTTGCTGTATAAGTCTTAACGTAATAAGTTGTTCCAGCAGTTAAACCAGCAGGTAAAGTGCCTGTTCCTGATCCACCTGTAGAAGAATCAACTACTTGAAATTTAACTGGGTCGCCTACTTTTAAATTTAAGTAAGCTTGAACAACCATAGTTTCAGTACCTATGGTGACATCAGAGGGGCTGAAGGTTCCTGTAGTACCAGCAGGTTTGTAGTACAAGGCTCCAGACGTACCTGATAAAACAGTAACAGCCATTGGATTAGATCAATCTAAGTATGCGTCAAATGTAGCTGAGAATTGCGTTTGATAAAACGCTTCTTGCTCTGCTGGTTGTATTGTAGCTAATCCTGAACAAGGATCAAAAATAATACTGCTAAATTTAGCTCTGTCAAATTTATCTTTTATACGTTCTCCAATTGTTAGGTTCGCACCTGCCCCAACACCAGCAGGACTAAATACATTAATAACCAAAGTGCCTGTTTGACGGTTAAACGATTCTCCTGTCGCTGGTGCTTGTAATGTTGCATAATTGTTAGACCCAAATCTGAGAAATACTTGCACCCAAGGAGTGTTGTTTGGTGGAGTAAATGGAGCGTTCTGATAGGCAACAGGATAAGCAGGACTTAATGCCATTTCTGTAGCAATACGTCCTTCTATAGCTGCTCTAACATCGTTGAAAGTGCTGCTCATACGCTGTCCCTACCAATTCGTTTTGCATTGATTTGAATCCAGCCTTGCATATCTTTTGCAATTTGTTCAATCCACCCCGGATCAGCTTGCTTGCTATGTCCTGTTGCTAATGCTTCTGCATAAGGAAGTGAGTTATGGATTGTATAGGTATTTCCAATTTTTTCGTTTCCTACGTTGTAATTCATACCGACAGGAGGTGCTTCGCCTAAACCTTCTCCTCCGTCATATTCGCCTGTACCGTTTTCACCTATTTGCCAACTATTTTGAAACCGTCCTTTGTCAACAGGGCTTTCTTGCTTTAACAATGTATCTGTATGTAAAACAGCCTGACTAAGCAAAGCGTTCATTCTTTGCTCAATTACAAATGCAAATTTTTCAGGCTTTGGGCCTTTCCATTTAGCAGCCATTACAACCTCAAAATTAGTTCATAGCTAATAGCAGTATTACCTTGTTCTGTTGTTTCAACTCGGATTATTTGGTAAACCTTAGAACTAATAACAACACGATCTGAAACTGTTGGAGTGTAATCCAAATCAGAAGCAGCAATTGTTAAACGTTTATCAGTTGCTTTTACTAAATCATCAACTTGCCTTGCAATAACATTTTCAACAAATCCTTTAACAGTTGTATCTGCGGTTGTCTCTCCAACTGTCCCCGTGGTCGTATTATATGCACCTCCTGTAACTTTACGAATTGTTACATCACCACCAACGGCTTTAAGAACTTTCTTTGAAGCTTTCCTAAAGCCTTTAGGTTTTACAGCCATTAGATCCTGTAAGCAATAAGTGACCCTGCACTCGTTTGGGTAATGCTAGTAAAAACTCCTTCAATGTCTGTACTTGCTTTTAAGTCAATTCCAGAAACAGTTGAAGAACCATTCTTGGTGACATTTGAAGAAACTAAAGTAACAGTTGAATCTGTTAAACAAGTAATTTTTCCAAACCTCCCAGTATGGGCGTTTGTGTCCGTGATGATAATTGCAGCAGGATAAGAGATTCCCATTAGCTTCTTTTTACAGCGATGTTGCCCGGCCCACTAATTCTAATACCTGTGAAGTATCTTTCAAACATTGGTGGGACACGATCAGCACCAACAGCACCATAATTATTAGGAGTTGCATCCAAAGATCCAACCTTGATGTTCTGATAATCTTCTAAACCACTAAGCCCAAGACCGTCTTTATTGTTATTCAAATAAACAGCTAAAACTGCTAATGCTTTTTTAATTTGATCTGGAATTTCTGTGTCTGTAAAATAATCTGTTGTTATACGAAAAGGAAACCCAGTTGCATAAGTATTGATATAAGTATCAGGTTTTCTTACTCCAGTACGAGGCCATTGCAAAGCTTGTGTATCTGTTGCTCTTGCACCTAAAAATCTTTCACGGTCAATCCGTTGAGTTGCTGAATATAAAGCTCTATTTTTCTGGTCAGTTGTAGCAGATGCCCATGCAGCAACATCATCATCTTCTACAAGACCATCAATTAGATCTTGTGTATCAGAAAGAGTTAAATAGCTGTTAGCGTTAGCTGCTCCTGCTGTCGCTACTATCGTTATTGCCATTAGAAGAAACTTTAGGTTTACGCTTGCGTTTTTGTTTTGGCTTGACAGCTTCAACAGGAGTAGAGGCCACCTGTGCGGCAGCCTCCCTTTCCTTCATTCGCCTAAATGCGAACATTCCCATTAGCTAGATGCACCCTTTAAGAGTACAAAGTTAATGACAATCGCTTGACTTAAAGAACCGCCAGAAACATTTCCAACAGTAACTTTAAAAGAACCAGCCGCTACAGCAGAAACATTAACTGTGTATGCACCAGCAGTTCCAGCAGACCCATGACAGGCATAAGGAACATCAGTTGCAGCTACACGGTCATTAGTAACTGTGAAAGTGGCTTCTGCTCCGTCACCAAGAGCAGCGTTGTTCATTGTGATCTGGCCTGACTCAGTATTGAGTGTGACTCCAGTTGTTTTGTTAGTCGCTTGAGTAACAGTTCCACCTGTGGTTGGGCCGATGCCCTTACCAGCAGTTACCTCAAATTGAGAAGTCATAATTTACCTCTAATCCTGAGCAGAAACATTGGTCGCTCTCACGATTCCAATATTCTTTGTTTCGTATACCTTCGACCAGTTGGCTACGGTTTCAAGCTGTGCTCTTGTTGGGTTAACAGTTGTTACTGCCCACTTAGTTCCAACAGGGTGATAGCAGTAATGAGCATCTAATGAAAGAGCATCACTCTTTGCAAGGATGTCTCTATCTGTCTCAGTAGTTAGACCCGCTTGCTCACCAGAAGCTACAGCTCCAGCAGTGAAGAAGTAAGTTGAATACTCAGTAGAAGCACCTGAACCTGTTGTTGCTACGTCATCAGAAACGATAACTCTTAAGCCGCAATAGGTAGGAACAGAACCATTACTACCGTAAGCAGCAACAATCGAACCACCAGATGCAGTTGCACCAGCATTTGTGTCAGCAGCTACAACATAATCAACAAGCTTACGCTCAACTAAGTCGTAGTAAACCTTTGAG